CCCTTTGTTATACCTTTTACACTTATTGGTCGTACCAGAATATGGTATCCCGGTAGTTCTGGTAGAGGACTTGGATCTGGAATCTCGTCCTCTGTAATCCACATATCATTTTTGATAGCATTACCTAAATGTACCTGTTGCATTTACTCCTCTTCGTCATACATTCGACGCTTTAAAATTGTTGTGAAAATTTCTCTGGACCATTCAATTCCTTGAATATGTCCTACTAATTGACGGTAATGAGAATAACTTTCAGCATTACCGCCTGACATAATATTTTTTAATCTGTTCAGTTCTTCATTATAATCCTTTATTACTTCATCCCAAATTTCCATTAGGTTATTATACACATCAGTATAATAGTACTAACAGCACCTAAAGCAATCCATGATGGAGCATCCATCTTGTTATAAAGTTTACTTATAAGTTTCATAGCTCACCACAAGCATAACAATTGATTTCAAGTCCTACTGAAATTTCACGTACAATTGGTGTCGTCCACATAATTAGTCTTCTCCTTATTTAGTTGGTTTTGGGTATTTCCATGAAAAATCAGATCGTTCGTTCAGAACACCTTTACGTGCTCTTAAACCAGATCCACCATCATCAATGGAACGATTGGTAAAATTACCATACAGATCTTTAACTTTACCAGAAACATGTTGTGGATATCCATTAGTAATACCACGATCATCGTTTCTTACATGAGTGGGATAACCATCGGTTTTTCCTTTTTCATCATTAGGGTAGTGTACCCCTCCATACTTAGGCATCGTCAGTCTCCTTTCTTAGTCATTAATTCAGCTAGTTTAATATCTTTTTCTTTTTCAATATCAGCAGCTTTTTCCAGAACTTTTGCTCTAATCTTTTTATCATCTATTTCTAACTTTTGTTCTTCAGTAGCTAGTTTAGCTTCCCTATCCAATGATTTTATATCTGCATTAGCTTTTAATTTTTCATCTTCCAGAGAAACCTTTGTTAGAAGTTCAAGAGATTTCATTGTTTCTTTACTTGCCCTGTCAAGATCAGCTTTCTCCTTACGGAAAGTTACTTGATGTCCTTCAGATACAACCTCCTTCATAAGTTTTGCTTCTTCCAGTTGAAGCTTCTGTGCATCAAGAGTGGCCTCGGCTGCATTATGTGCAGCTTCCATTTGCATCTTCTGTTGTTCAAGTTCAACTTTCTTCTGCTCTAGTACGACAAGTTGTTGTTCTGGAGATTGGGCCAATCCAGCAGCCTTATTTGCATTTAGTACTTGTTGTGCAGCATAGATCATTGCACCTTCTACAACTTCAGGAGTTTGTTCTATGGGTGTTTCTTCTAGTGCAATCTTTGTTATACCATCCATCTGTTCCTGATATTTATGAACCATGTGTTCCTGAATATTTGCTTCCAGTATTGGACGAATACGTTGCATTGTTTGACTACCCCCATTCATAGGATCTTGAAGATAAGCCATCTTTACCTGTATATGTGCATCATGATTCTGACCAGCAAAAGCTGCAATAGGCATTCCTTTTACTGCTGCCATAATATCTGATACTGGATCAAGATTCTGTGGCTTAATCTTTGGTGGTAGTATTTCTTCCAGATTTGGCATATTTGCAGCACTTAGAATTGTTCTGTTAAGTGCTTCTATATTGAACAAGCCGGGAGGGGATTGCTGTGCCATTTGCATAGCCATTTGTGCAATCATAAGACGGTGAGCATTGGATGGAATGTTAGGATCGCTAACGGGGATAACGTCCACTCTTCCATCAAAATCAGATTTAAATATATTCCGATTTTCAAATGGCACATCATAGGGATATTCACTTGGTAGATAATCGTAGTCGATTCTAGCCAAGATCCTAAATTCATCTCTCTGAGATTTATGCAATCGTTTGTGGATTGCCGAGAAGAATTTACTGGAGGCTTCCAGTAGTGCCATTGTTGTTCCTACAGGGCCATAAGAAGATGCTTCTGATACAATCTGTTCTGTACTATCAGCAAACTTCTGACCTGCCGTTGTTACAAATCCAAGCATTTGAAACAAAGTCGAGGAAGGCTCTTTATACGGGAGAGGAACAATAGCCTTCGCCAAGTCTATACCTGTAGCTTCAACTTCTTTAAACTCACCGGGACTGATAGGATCGTTATCTCCGACCATCCTAACACCTTTAGCCTTAAATCCTCCCGGCAGGTTTGCAAATTGACCTGCATCAATGAGGCTTCTCATTGCTGCTGTTGCACTCATAGTGAGATTTCCCAAGAAGTGCATCAGGCCAAAACCGTAGAAACCAAATCCCGGTACGAATCTATAATGAACAAAATGACTTATCTTTTCTTTATTCGGATCATCAGGTTTATAGTTTCTACGAATACATAAAACTTTTCTTGATTGCTCTTCGACTGTTACAATATAAGGAAGAGCTATTCCTTCTTCTGAATTAGGTTCATCTAATTCAAGATAACAATGTTGTTCCAGTAATACATATTGTGGATCTGTATCCTGTGTTGGAGAGAAACCTAATATTGTATCCATCTTTGATGCAAAAGCTGTAGGTTGTGGATCAGTTGCTTCTGGTAATTCTGTATCAGAATATATACCAGAACGAATATCTTTTGCCAGATCAACAGGACTACGATAAATTACATGAGTATACCTGTCGGCTTTGGATAGATTACTGGAATAGTAGGATACGTAAAATTGATCAATAGGAACAAATTCAGATACGGGACGTTTAAGATTTGCATCGTAATATACTTTTTTAAAGGCTGATCCAATTAGTGGAAGATGGAACAACATCTTTTCAAATTCGTCAAAGTACTCTGGCATCTGCTCCGTAAGCTGATAGTTCATAAAGTTCTTGACACGATTGGCTTGCTTTTCTCTATCAGGAGTTGACTTACCAAGGATCTGTGTCTTGATTGGTCCTGCTGATGGAAATAATTCTTGTGATGCTTTACTCTGGAATTTAACTGCTGATTCTATAAGTAGTGGATGTACTGCTGTACAGGCTCCTTCAAATGGTTCAGATGATTCCTGTATCTTCAGACCAAGCAGATCAAATCCACGTTCAAACATAGATTCCCATTCTTGTCGAGAATTTTTATCTGAGTCATAATTATTATAAACATTTTCTGCTATCATAGATAATTCTCTATCATCTAAACTATCTGCAATATTTTCATACCATTCTTTAACAGTACCTTCTGCTTCCATTTCAATGGTATTTCTAAAATCAACTATGATACCCCCGTCTGGTTCCAGCTCAAATGTAGCTTCCTGTTCCTCTGCAACTGGTACAGGATTCATTGGCACAACATTTGTAGGCTGTTGTGGTATCGTGTCAAATGGATTTCGTTCTGTTGCCATATTTATTCCCGTCTAAAAATTAAATAACCCATAATCATGTTATTATACACGTAAGTTATTAAAAGTGCAACCCTTAAATTAAGTTCTCCAATAAGCTGTCTTTTTCTTTCTTCTAGGTTCATCTTCCCAATCTGGATCTTCAGGATGGGTGATGTGCCATGACTCTCTCATGTAATGAATTGCCATAGTGAGAGCATCTACCTGATCATCATGAGCTGCATTTGGAAATTGTATTAGTTCTTCCACAAGATCATCAGCCCACTTCTTATGTTTTGGTATCCATACTCTTCCAGATTCCATCATGGGAGATGCAGCATATACTCTACTTACTTTATCTCTGTCAGGTAAGTATTCTCTTACTGGTAGTCCTCCTCGCCTCATATCCTGTATGAGTGACTGACCACTGGCTTTCTTCTCCACTATACAAACGTCAGGTTTAAACTCATGGTATATTAATTGAGATATTCTACGTAATTCTGGGTATTCAAATCTACCTTTTATATTTCCCAACAAAATTAAATTAGATACATAACTTTCAATGCCTCGTTCATCTTCGTTAAACATGGAAAAGATACCCCATGTTTGTATGACACTAAAATCTGCTGTGGTACGAGTAGAGAAAGCCGTATCATATGTTTGTAATATAAAATCACAAGTGGGAGGTTCAGCATATTCCCACCATTTAATCCATCTTTTCTTAATTAATCCTCCTTCTTCTGGAGTTGGATCTTGCATGTAGAGTGCATTCCAGTATCTTGATCCATTTGATGCTTTAATTTCATTCTCATCTATCTGTAATATATGATCTGGTTTCCATTCTGGAAAATATGAAGATCCTACAGGTAGCTCTAGTAATTCTGCTGCTTCATCATCCAGCCATGCAGGTATACGTATGACTTCCCACGGAAGAATTTCGTATTCACTCATTTCCTCCTGCTGTTTCAGGAGCCAGCCACACAGATCATCATAGTGATAACGAGTATTAATGATAAGTATAGATCCATTAGGCATAATACGAGTTCTTAATCCGGCAGGATACCATTCCTTTACATATCTACGTCCTGCTTCCGAATATGAGTCCTCTTCGGACATCACATCGTCCAATATGGCTATATTAGCCCCTCGTCCTGCAATTTGGCTACGGACTCCGGCTGCATAGTACGTACCATTTTGTGTTGTTTTCCACTTTCCTGCTGCTCTAACGTCTGTTCGTAGAGAAACACCCTTGAAAATATTCTGAAACTCCTCAGAATTAACAATGTCACGAACAGAACGACCAAAATCACTAGAAAGTTGATCACTGTGAGAAACAGTAAGAATTTCATGCTCTGGATTTCTCCCAATATACCATGCTGGAAACAGTTTGGAGCAGATAACAGACTTGGAACTACGTGGTGGTAGAAACACCATTAGTCTTTTAATCTCTCCAGACTCTAATTGTTTTAATTTATTAGATATTAGCTCAATATGTTTCCCCATTTTCCAATCGGAAACAAGAGTTGGAGCCATAAGACGAACAAACGTAAGGAAGTCTGCTTTAGTCTCTTGTAGTACACTAATATTAAGTAGATTATTTAGATTTAGAAAAGAATTTAATATATTTTCTTGTTGAACTTCCATTTAAATCCTATTAAAAATAAAAAAAATAATAAAAAATAATAATAATATTATTAATATAATTATAATATATATAATTATACACTAAAAACTTTAAAGATCCAAATAGTTTTTATAGTAGCCCCTAAATATTTGGTAAATATGTCACACCCCCCTTTTATATATCTACTCTCTATAGTGTTTTTTCCCTCCCCCTACCAATATTGTCTATATTAGGTAGTTCTCGATTGTAAAATGATACCTTAGATGAGGGTACTGAGTATATTCATCTCAGTCTTGTCATCTAAGGCCTTCTATCTCTCTAGATTGAGATGTCTGTCATGATGGAAGTCCTATGATTACTGTAGATCTGTAAAGATCTTTCCATCTACAACGTCTTTTTAAGAAGACGTTGAAGATGAAAAGATCTAAACAGATCTTAGTAATCGACGACTTCTTCATCATAACAATCATCTCAATAGTCTAGAGAAAGGAAGGCCTAAGATGTATTGGACTAAACCTGCTAAAGTAGAGGTTGGTAAGGTGCATGGAGATGTAGCTCTTTATGACCGTGACGAAGGAATGGTCTTTGATTCCGATAATCCTGCACAAATGCAGGAGTTATGGGATCAAATACGGAGTTTCATTCTCGAACATAAGCTTGGCTTCAGATGCTATGTCCGTGACTTGGACAGTAAAACTAGCAAATGGACCTACAAAGATGTTCCAAAAATGGATAAACTTCTAAAATCTGGTGATTATCGTTTGATAGTTAGTGAGAATCCCAGTTTTCACAATCCCCAATTGGAGATTGTTAATATCCATTTTAAAAGTGGAAATATCGAAGTTCCGTTGAAGTTTAGCTAAGCTTCTGTTAGGACTGAGAGAGAGTGGTAGATCCTCCCCTATCACTTTCTCTCTTTTTTCTTTTTTTTTATTTGTTTTAAATTTATTATAAACAGAGGCATGATTGTTTTAATATGCATGATTGTCTTTTGATAGGCATGATTGTATAAACATCTCAACAGTAGGAGTTAAAAATGCTACCAGAGTATCAGTATATGGGGTATAGATATACCCCTTGGGAAGATAAAGATATTGATGTTATTAAGATCTGTCATTATATAAAGATGCCAGAACATCTAGGTGGAAAAGAAATGCATGGACCTTGGAGTCCATATATGACTCCTACTCTAGAACAGTTTCAAGAATTTATCTTGGAATGGGAATATGGAAAGGTTAATTGATAATGACATATTATGGTAATGGTCTTATCTATATTAAAAATATAGATATATGGAAAGATAAACTTAGACTGACTGTATATGATAGTACTGAAGAGTCTACTACATATATTTTTATGTCTTGTACTGATGGTATCTCTTTGTCAAATGATATCATGAATGAGGTATTATCAGAACTTAATCGAAGAGATGAGGAGAATAAGAAGAAGAATTAAAGAAGGAATTTGTACTATTATACTTG